GCCAGTTAGAGCTACATTCAATAATGTTGATCCTGTTTCTTCGTCAAAAGTTCCACGAATTGAAGACAATTGATAAGAGCTAACTATTCTGAAAACTGTGTCAGTTCCAACAACAGTTGGACGAATATGATAAAGAGTTAAATTTTCTTGAACTGTATCGCCATCCATTACAAATTTAAAATTAGTAACTACTGAATTATATTCAAATGGATAATTATGGATATATAGTTTCCCCGGATCTTCGTCCTGAGAAGCCAGTGAGCAATTCAAGTTAACTGATCCATAACAAATGCTTTGAGGAACAAAACTATCCACTAACCATGGATAATCGCTTTGAATTGTCGAAAATGGCATATCTTTAAAGAAATCACAAACATTTTTCTCTACCGCAGAAAGACCTACAATAGGAAAAATCAATGCATTGTAATATTCTGAAAATCCATAACCTGCTCCGCTACCATAAGGCATTCTAGTAAATGTAATTGATGCATTACTAGTTGTTAATAATTGTTTCACTGCATTATGTGAATATTTTTCTGCGGGTGTTGATGGTAATCCGAAAATTTCTTCAAATTCAGTAAGAGAAGAAACTGAAATCGGTTCATCAGTTGGTCCCTGTGGCGTAAATCCTGGAATGAAAACATTTGTTCCTACTGCATTAGTTGTAGTAGTAGACAAATCCCTTTCATTTATAACAACGCCGGGGCTTTCTAAGAGTGTATTTAACCTAGTCATATATAGTATTTATATTTTTCATTGAAAACTTGAAAAATAATACTCAATATATAAATAGTAGCTTTTATCTTATAATAGATTCATTTTCAATTGACTAAATTCGAATGAGAAATTAGTTTCCAATTCTTTTGTTTCTCGGTAAGATGCTTCGATTGATCCAATAGAAATTGGAAATGCATATGAATAATCCCAACGGGCAGTAGGATTATCATATTCATCTAATGAATAGATACTAAATGTCGAAGAATAATCTTTTAAATGGCCCCTAGATGCACTATTCATATTTTTTGCATCAAACTCTGAATAGCTTTCGTCATTTTGAATGTCCAACCATTTATACAAAATAAAATAATTATCAAAACGGTTATCTACAGTAAAACGAACATTTACTGGTTGATATGCAGGTCGAGATAATCCAGAAAATTTTAATGTTTGACCTTGAAACTGTTTTTCCGTAACATTTACTTTTATTTCAGGAACCACAAATCCCCAAATACTCATTTGCAATCTTTCTAAATTTCCCCCATTACAAATTCTGTTTTCTTTTTTTAATAATGGTTTTAGTATATCAGGAATGTCCATTATTAAACGAAATTTATCTTGTCTAGTGACATTTAATTGACTTTGTTGAGTTGTAAAATATCTTTCAGGTTCAGTTGTTGGAACTGGACATGTTAGATTTGGAATGATCGGAGGATTATTAGCCATTTTCAATATTTATCAAATAAATTCCCATGAGGAATTTTCTAACATATCCTGATATTTTTCAGGAATGCTAACTTTTTCTGAGTGATAATAATTGAAAAATGCATTATATTCTTTTCCTCCTCCAATATCTCGTATAGGTTTATTTTCAGCTAATAAGTTTGTTATACCTGAATTAGACAAGTTTTGATTTGGATCAAGTACCACAAGGGGTTTTCCAGCTTCATCATATTCAATAACATCTAGATATTTCTCTGCAATATCTTTTTCTAATAAAACTAATGCCCATACAAGTGCCATTACTCGGTCATCATTAAAACCTTTTTTTGCTCCCCATGTTCTATTAACTTTTCTTATAAATGTTTCAAATTCACGAACTGTATTAATATCCCTTAACACTACACTTTGTTTATTTTCTACAAAATATTTCATGTTTTGAATTCCGGTATATTTTGAATTTTGGTGACAGAAAATACCCGGACTTTGGTATACATTTCTTTTATCATTTTTCATAGAATAATGAACAATATTATCATAATTATGCACATTCATTAATGCATCAATAACTTGTCCTCCTTCTTTATTTCTTTCAATACATAAAAATGGTCTTCCCCATGAGCGTGCAATTTGATTCAATTTTTCAGCAAAAATCCAAGGTTGCATTTTATTACATGCAAAAACCCCGCATTGCTCAATATTATTCAAATCAGTTAAATCTAATATAATAGCAATTGTAAAATCTTGACCAACTCCTTCTGCAACATCAACTCCGATACTAATAATTCTATTAGGTTCCGGTTGTTTCCAAATTAAATAAATTCCATCATCAAAACTAAATTCAGCAGGATAACATTCGCCTTTCATTCGATCAATAACCATTTGATTTAATGCAGCCGTTCCATCTTCTAAGAATTCAATTTCATATTCTTGCCGCCATGTGTCCATATCATAGTTGATAGATGATAATTCTTCTTTTTTCCAATTTTCATCTCTTCCGGGAACTTCTGAATAATGTATTTTTACTGGACTCCATCCGGATTTTTTATTAGTCGCTGCTGCTTTTTCTGCATCTCTGAAAATTTCATAAAATTTTCCGGTGGCACCCTTTGGAGTTTGGTGTCCTAAAATTCCATTATATATTACTGAATGGTTCCAATCATACGGATCAGTTTCATCTAAATTTGGCAACGAAAAATCATATACGTTTTCCTTTCCAATTATATTATTAGATTTTACTTTTTCCCAACGAATATTATCATCTACAATTTCATTTAATAAATTATTAGTAAATCCATAAGTTTTTTTAAATTGTAATAATCTGTGTCTGGAAATAGGAGCATTCTCATAAAAACTATTGACCAATGCTTTAGATAAATTCTTCTTTTTTACCTTTCTGAAATCATCTCTTAGCATAGACGATACAAAAGGAACATTATCCATATTATTAATTATAGGTTTTCTATTTTTATAATGTTTTTCTAATATTTGTTGTTTTCTGGAGAAATTAAAACCTATTCTATTGTAATAATTTTGTGCATTAGCTCCGTTCATAACTATTCGGAAAAATTTTGATGATACTTTTACCCTTTCTGTAGGAGGGGTAATTCCTTCCGAATACTCGCACATTATTCCAAAATTCAATAATAGAATTTTGATTTGCTCTATTAACTTTTTAGAAGATAATGATATATTAACTCTGCCATCACGCACTGCCGATCCGTCTCCATCGAAAATACCACGAAGGAGTTGAATTATATTTCCTCTCGACATTTTTAATAATCTTTTCGGTATTACTTTTTCAGGAGCTTTTTTAGATAAATCAAACCCTATATACTCCAAAAATTCAATAAAATTCTTAGAAGAAATGTTATAATGTAAGTCGTCATTTTTTGTTTTAGTGTAAGTTAGCTTTGCATTTGTGATAGCATCATGTAAATTATCACCACAAGTTAATGTGACAGAACCTCCTATAAATTTTCCATCTACAAATTTTTTATAACAAGAACCTTCTGCAATATATAAACCAATTAAGTAGGCTAATTCTGGAGTGATTTCTTTTGGACAAAATATATTTTTCAACTTATTAGATACTGACGGAATAAAGTCGATTTTATCATTTTTCCCCCATATCTCATTTCCATGCTGAATTGCTATATAATCTCCCGCAGATAATTCAGATAATTTATGCCAACCATATTCTCCATTTTTACAAGAAAACAGTTTATGTTCTGGTGATCCTTTTAGTTGTGAAGATTGTGATACTATTTGATATATCTCACTTTCTCCACTATTGAACATAATATTCCCTGTTCTAGTTTTGTTCTTTCCTAACACTTTATAAGGAGGTATATAATATCCTTTCTCTTTCTCTTCATTGATGAATTCATCTAATTGAAAAATCCCTTCTTCTGTAACAACATGAGTATCTTTAGTAACACATGAAATTAATACAATTTTCGCAGATTTTGAAGAAGAAATTGTAGGCATTACTGATTTGAAAAACGGTTCTGCAATTTGGGAGGCAATGTGTGCAAATTCGTCAACAAAAAGCATATTAACTGATTTTCCCCGAATACCACTTTCGGAAGTAGTAGAAACAAATATTTTAGACCCATTAACCAATTTCAAAACTTCTTTAGTAAATTCACTAACTCCAGTTTTTAACCAATTTGGCAATTCTTCGTATGCTAATTTAATACGTTCAAGAATTTCCTTTGCTTGATCTTCTTTATTAGCAAGAATAGCAACTTGGAAATCTTTTCGAAAAATAACATACCATAAACATACAATAGTCATTAAGGTAGAATTATGGGTCGGTATTCTCTTTTTTCCAGCTAAAAACATATGTTCTGGATTATCAACACTAATGCATCGAACAGGAACTTTTTCTACTTTTTTAACACTATCAATTGTAACGTATTTGATTATAGTATTTTTATCTTTTAAAGGAATAATATGATTTTTGTTTCCTTTTTTATCATAAAGAGAATTATATATTTCTATCGTCGTTTTTACAGATCCTTTTTCTTCAGCAGGTGTTTTAGTAAACCATTCATGTTCTTCTCCAGCAACTAATTTTTCTCCATTACTAAATGTTAATTCATAGCAATTTATCTCATCACTAATTGGATGCGCTTTAACAACTCTGGTAGGATTTCCACTCCAATCTAATACAAAATCACCATCCTGTAATTCTCCCATAGTTTTATATCCATCTGGAGTAGGAATAATAGTATCAATGGCTAGTGGCTTTCCAATTTGTCGGCTTGCACAAATAATTGTTCTTTTATTTTCAATAATGCTTCGGATTGCTTTCTTTTGTGCATCAAATAACTTAATTTTCTGTCTTCCTTTATCTAAATGTACAATGACAAAAAAATGCTCTGCAAAGTAGATTACATCATCCATACATTTTTGCATTTCAATTGCTTGCTCAGGTGTGTAATCTATTGTAATATTAATTGGCAAACTTTCATTATTATTTAAAAATTTATCTACTTTCTTAATAGCCATATAGTTTATTTACTTTTAGCAAAATTGTTGTGTTTAATGTAAATAAACATATGGACAACGATTTAGTATCAATTTATGAGAATGCATACCTAAAAGGTAATGTTATTGAAGAGAAGAAAGTTTCTGCTAAAAAAGATGATGAAGCTGAAGAATCTCCGAAAAAAACCTTTAAGCGCAAAGGCAGTAAGCCTAAATTTAAAGGGAAAAAAAGTAAAAAATCTATGAGCAAAGCAGATATTGGCGGAATCACATACGATTCATTTAATAGGTCCGAAACTATTTTCGACAAAATCCTTCGTGAGATGGACGAAATGGGTGGCGGAGTAACTGGAGTAAGTTCTGTTGGTGACGACAATAATGTGTTCGACGCCAATGATCTTTCTGATGAAACTGGAGATGAGCAATCTTTTACTCTTTCTGAATTAAAAGCTATGACACTTGGAGAATTAGTGGATCTTCTTTCTGGCGACGATATGGTGGATGACGAATATGATGATTCCTTAGATTCAGGTTATGAAGATGACTTGAGCGAAGAAGATGACATTCCTAGCGAATCATATGGTTTCACTGGTGGAGAAGGTAATTATAAAGGAGATCAGGGAAATTATGACGGAAAGGCAAAACGTCAAGCGCCAACTAATTTCGTAAAAGCTAATGGTGATGCAGATTTTGGAAATTCCGAAACTGATTATGATCCAGAAGAAGTGGATGGAAATGAAGAAAGTAATTATAAAGGCGACCAAGGAAACTATGATGGCAAAGCAAAACGTCAAGCACCAACTAATTTGGTAAAGTCGAACGGTGATGCGGACTTCGGTAAAGTCAAACCGGGTTTCAAAACTAGTAGTGGTAAAAAAGACAAAAATTACTTCTAATAAAATAAGAAATCAATTTTAAAAAACAAAAGGTCCATGAATTCATGGACCTTTTGTTTTTTCTATATAAATAACTTTATGCTTTATTATATTCCTGATCTTGTTGTAAAAACAACGTGTATTGGCAATGCCTTATCCACCATGAACATTAGTTTCTCTTCATTAGATACTAATCTTTATAATTTATCAACATACACTGTTAATAGCGTTAATTATTTAAGCGCAACAATGATTTCAGTTAGTGCAACACTTAATTCAAGAATAAACTTTTTAAGTGCAACAATGATTTCTGTAAGTTCTACACTAACAAATAATATAAACTTTGTTAGTGCATATTCAACAAATGTGAACAATAAAGTAGATGTTGTGAGTTCTAGTTTAAATGATATAAATGATTATGTCACCAATTATATATTTTCAAGTTATGATGATCCTTTAGCCCTAACGACTACCGCAGATGGTGCCACTATAACTATTAATTTTTCTACAATAACCAATGGAACTGAAAGACATAATGCTAATATAGTATTAGGACATAATATAATTTTGGGTAATTTTAATGGTGCAACACCCGGACAAAGCGGTAGTATTGTAGTTTTTGTAGCATCTGCTGGAAAAAGCATCTCTGGATATGGAAATCAATGGGTATTTAACGGAACATCTGCGATATCAACTACACTTTCTGCTAGAAACTTAATTCGCTATTACGTTCATTCCATTAATAATAATACAAAAATATTAGCAGAATTAAAGACTTTTTAATTTTCTTTTTTCTTTTTTTGCATTGAAATGCAAATTTCATAAATTGATGATATTAATTGTTCTTTTTCTAATTGAAATACAAATGATTTTTGATATTTTTGTAAATATGGTGTTGCAGATGATTTGAATAAAGGCGTTACAAAACTGCCTTCTTTATTACATAATATAAAAAACGTTTCGTCTATATCATATTCATTAATAAAATTTTCAAATTGTTCTAATTTATATTCTGTGGTTTTTTCAGAAAATAAATCTATAAAAAGGATTTTCTCCGCACGTTTATAACAAAATCCCGTTATTGGTTTATTTTTTACCATTTTTCTTTAATAACTTATTAGCATCAATGTACTTTTTTGAACATTTCGAACACAATATAAAATGACGTTGTTTTGTATCAAATCCTGTATAAAATCTTCCATAACAATGTTTACAAGAAGAACTAGGTTTTTTTACTAACGGAATTTGGAAAGCATCCAACACATCTTCATCACTAGGTAAAGATTCAAAGAAATATCCTCCAAAAATAGAAAAGTATAAAGATTTATCCATGTTATTCAAATTTTATCTCTAAAATATTATTAAATAATTTATTCGGAGACTTAGGATCAATTTCTTCTATCCAACGTTGGATAGAAGAAATTATTTCTGGACGATTTTTAAATAATGAAGAAATTCTATAATCCATATAAATTAAATTATCTTCTACATATTCTTCTATTTTAAAAGGATATGGTACTCTGATAACATCTATTTTCTTCTCTCTTTTTATAGTAAATTCAAAAAAGAAATTATTACTAATAATACAATTTTTAATTAAAAGGAATTTTCCTTTTTTTATCGGTTCATCATTTATATAGAGAATTATATTTTTTTGAAAATATTTATCAAAAATCTTTTCTATCTTTTCCGAAGATGTCAACAAATTCATGAAAATACTTAGAAGGGAAAAGATATAGTTCAACTATTGTTTCCCTTCTTCTTATTAAAATTGAGAACAAAATCTTTCAAGTTTTGATAAACTGATAATACACGTTTTGAAACAGGTTTTGGGTCAGGGGATTGACTAGAATTAATTAAATTCCCCGGACTTCTTCTAGCTAATTGTTTCATTGCATATGCTTCTCCTTCATATCCCATAAAATCATTTTTTTGATCATTGCTCATATTTATGATATATTCATAAAACCAATCATAAAATTCTTGCATTTTATCTGGATCTGATAAATCAAATAGTTGTCGAATCTTAACTTGTTCAGCGCCAAAAACACGATATTCCTGTCGAAAAAAATCCCAGACTACACATAAATTTTTCGATTTATAATCATAGCCCATTCCTCGTCCATTTGGAGGACGAAAATGCAGAACAGTGTTTCCAAATGGTCCATTTAATAATTCGTAGTTAGTAGTTCCTAATAAACCTCTAACATCATTCCATTGCAGCTTTTCATGTCTTCTGACAAATGTTAATTCCACAACATTTTGACCAAGCATTTGCTGCACAGACGAATTATTCATTCATATATTTATCTTGCCAAATATATATTGTCTTCTAAATCAGTTTTCATCTCTTCGGAAGTACCATCAAATTCCACCACTGCTATTACTGCATCTTCCCGAATCAACCATGTTTTATAACCATCTACTTTTTGTTCATACGGTTGACCGACGCCTTGAGAAAATCGGATTATTTCTCCTGTTGTTGCATGTTTTGCATCAGGACCACACATTAACACTTTTCCTAAACGAAACAATCCTTTTGATTGGGAAACTGGAATAGCAATACCATTTCTCATAATAGTATCTGCATCGGGTTCATCTAATAATTGCACCCAAAGAGTGTCTTTATATAAATGTTTTATTTTCCATTTAGACAAATCTAAATCATAATTAACTATTTTTTCCGTTTTGTATAATTTTTTAATGGCATGGTTAATGCTGGCATTTTGTAAAGGAGTAATGTCGTCCATATTGATATTTAAAAGTTATTTTCTAGATTTCAAGATTTTTTCTTTTTGTTCAATTAGTTCTTTTTCAAGTTCTGGAAAAGTTTCTAACATAATATGCAATTCTCTCCTAGAAATTTCTAAATTATTACAAATAGTTTCCTCATCAACTTTTGATTCTTTTTTGGTTGCGGGCTTTCCGAAATATCTATAGTTTATATATTTTTTCTTAGGAATTAAAATCTTTAATAGATTATAGATTTCTTGCGGATCTTTCCATACCAATAATTTTGTATTTAATACATTATTGATTAATACACAATATTCTGGAGATACACCAGAAATATATTTTTGCACAAGATACGGAATAAATTGATCACTTTGAGTAATATCTATAAGCTCTTTATTTTTTAATATATCTCTAGTAAAATCAGATGAATTTTTCATTTTTTTATTGTTTTTATCGTATGATATACGCAGTATACCATTAGTCAGGAAGTTGTCAATTTATTAATTTCTGTATAGTGTTGTTTGAATTTGACCGATAGTTCGTGCCAAAGAGGATCATTATTATAATCTCCTAACCCATGATGAATGCAGAAAATAGGAAATACCCCGATTTTTAAATCATTCATTTTTGCATTATAGCATGCAGCTAAATCATAA